TACAGTGAACTGAGATGCGGCACTTGCAGATATGCCAGTAGGCGCTGTATAAGGCGGCACTTGAAACGGAAATGAAATTGCCGCCGTTGTTGCAGTTACAGCAAACCCTGAACCAATTACAGATGTAGTGGATGTAGTATTGAACGCTGGCAAGTACCGCTGACACAGCGCTAACTCCATGCCATACGGGCGCTGCTCAAATGTAGTTGCAACAGGGCTTATTTCAAATTGCCAATCTGATGTAAAGTATGTTTTAGATACTGCGGTGTTAACAACAGTATCTGACAAAATAAGCATTATTCCGTTAGTGGCGTCGGATGCACCTAATGTTGTAGTAAAACTAAATGCTGTTATTGTTGCAGTTGGCACAACAACAGTAGTGGATGCAATAGTAGAAGTAGTCGTAAAATTATTTACTCCTGCCGTTGCTTTTTGAATATAAATATTAAAAGTTCTAGAACCGCCAGTATCTTGATACAGCTTTCCAGAAAACGTAACAGTTTTACTGTTCATATCAAGAACATTCCAAGACTCAATACGTTGCGCCAATTGAACTGCGCCCGTTGTCCAAGAACATGCGTTGAGGCCCCAGCCATAAAGCGTATTGGTTCCAGTCAAAGAGCCAGAAGCAATATTGCCCGAGATGCTTGTTCCAGATGCAATACTCGCCATCATTCGGTCAGGGCCGTACTGCAAACCTGCCGTCACTGCAATGCTTCCTCTTTGATTGATCCAGCCTTGGCCGTTAATCACACGATTCCTCAACCCAGCAAGCTGACCACCGTTAACGGATGGCACACCAGTCAAGTTAGAGGATACTTTTACAAAGTCAGTACCGTTCCATGCAACAACAGCGTTTTCGCCATCCACCATAGTTATACCGGTAGTGGCTGCGCCTTTTACCGTAAGCAAGAAACCGCCCGTACCGGCATTGTTAATAACGTAGTACTTGCTGCTGCTTGGCACAATCAAGCTACGCGCTGCGGTTTTAGCGCCGGAGATGTTCAGGATCGCATACTGCGCCGTCGTTGAGCCGATGTTAGTAGCTGAACTCGTACCTGACGTAAGAGACAGTGTTACGTTTGCCGTAGTGATCGTGACGGCAAGACCGCCTGCAATGGCAATGTCTAGATATGAAGTCAACCCGTTGTCTACAACGTCACCCCAAGTACCAGACTCAGTGCCAGTTGTAATGATCGGTAGAGAAAGATTTGTTGTTTGGGAAACGGTCATGTGTTACCTCAAGTTGTTGCTACTCGTTGCCCACGTTGGGCGCTATGCACTGCTTAGTGTACTCTAATTTCATGTCTACTCGTCAACTACTATCTGCCATTGTGCGCCTTGGGCGCTATCCACTTTTTCCCATTCTGGTGTTTGCGGATTGGGCACCGTAGTCCAGTCTGCGTTTTGTGCGGCATCAACGCTCCCCCAATTTGCATTTTGACCGTTGGGCAACTGTGTCCAAGCCGCGTTTTGCGCGTCGTCAATGATGTCCCAGTACGATTTTGTGACTCCTAAAACGCCGACATTTCCTGCCGCCTCTACGCCCTGCAAAATGTAGAGTTTGATTGCTGTGAGATACCCAGTAGCAGCGTCAGAGCTTACCCCTGTAAGCGCAACAGTACGATTGTTTCCTAAGTTTTCAACAGAACCTGAAGCATTTACACTACCAAGCACAGGGTTAAAACCGGAAACTTTGCCTGTTATAAGTAGCCCAGTATTGTTAATACTTGTGGTAGAGCTAACCGTTAAAGCGCCTGCATCTGCCGCTGCAGACACGCTTGTTAATGCACAGGTATAACTAGCTGTAACAATACCCACACTCGCAGCGGCGGTTACGCTTTTTAATTCAGGTGCAAAGTTGATAGTGCCAACACTACCTACAACAGTTGAAGTAGTTCCGCCCCAAGCTTTTGATCCCCAAGTGTCTATACCCCAAGCACCACCAAGTGTTAGCGTTATGCTAGGTGTCAGCGTGCCTACACTGCCTGCCGCGCTTACGCTGTTTAGTACGGGGTTAAAGTTATAAATACTGCCTTTTATTACAAGGCCACCACCCCATACGCTAGAACCCCAAGGCTGTAGGCCCCAAGTGCCGCCAATGGATACTGATATGCTTGGAGCCAAAGTGCCTACATTACCTGTAGCAGACACTCCTGTAAACGCTTGTGTAAACGCAACATTTCCAACATTTCCAGAAATAAATGTATTAATACCCCAAGCACCAACGCCCCAAGCATTTGAACCCCAGTTGCTGTCAGTTATTAGTTGCAATGCCCGGCTGGACGTTACCGAACCCGCAGAACCTGTAGAAGCTACTCCTGTTAATGCGCGTGTAGAACTAGCTGTAACAGAACCCACATCAGCCGTAGCACTGACGCCTGAAAGAATAGGCGAATACGTTGGAGTGTTTACACTGCCTGTTATTACTAGCCCACTGCCCCAAGAGTTGTAGCCCCAAGAACTTGAACCCCAAGCACCACCAATGGCTACAGAAATACTCGGAGTTAAATTACCTACATTACCTGCAGCCGTTACGCCGCTAATTACTGGAATAAAACTCCAAACACTTCCTGTTATCAAAAGACCTGTGTTATTAACATTCGCAGTAGAACTGACAGTTAGTGAACCTTTATCACCTGTCGCAGACACGCTTGTTAACGCACGGGTATAACTAGCTGTAACAGTGCCTACATTCGCAGCGGCGGTTACGCCTTTTAATTCAGGTGCATAAATAACAGAACCAGTAGCTCCTGTTGCAACAATCCCACCGCCCCAAGTACTGTATCCCCAAGGATTTATACCCCACCTGCTACTAAGCGAGACAGTGTTACTAACAGCAGTTGTTCCAACGGTTCCAGATGCAGCGTTGCCTGTTATTGCAACAGTACGGCTAGGGATTACGGAGCCTACATTACCAGAAGCAGATACCCCCGTAAGTTGCGGTACGTACCCCAATACGCCAACGCTACCAAACGCCTGCTTAGAAACCCCTCCCCAAGCGTCCAAGCCCCATGTGTTTGTCCCCCAGCTAGCACTAATTGAAACAGAGCGACTAGACGTTAATGTGCCTGCAAAACCTGCAGAAGTTACGCCTGATAGAGAAAAAGAACGGGGGGCAACAAGTGAACCTACAGCGCCAGAAGCGACTACGCCTGTTAATGTAGAAGAAACACTATCAACCAGAGAACCAACAGCGCCAGAGGTGGCTGCACCTGTTAGCGCACGCGAATTGCTGTCGACTAGACCACCTACAAAACCTGATGACGCAACGCCCGTAAGGGCCGTAGTTCTACTTGCGCTTATCGCGCCAGAAAAACCTGCAGCAGCAGTTCCAGATAAACGGTCAAGTCCGCCCCAAGTCCCGCTGCCCCAAGTATTGGCACCCCAAGCAGTAGCCATGATTTACACAGCCTTACGGCTGTCCGCGTTTAGGTCGTTGCCAAGCGCAGCAATGCAGACGTAGTGTTGTTGGTGGGCATCGTCAAAGTAAACGTGCCTGAAGTGATGGTCTGAGAACCAAATGTATGTACGCTTACAGCTTTATTGCCCTGTGTAGAGTTGTAAATCAACACTGAGTCAAAAGCAGTAGTTAGCGTAACACCGGAGTACACAAAGTTTGCCGAGGGTGTCCAGTATGCGGTGCCCGCAGTAGACGAAGAGTTTGTTGCCGTAGGGGCTGTTCCGTTAGTAACCGTAATGCCGCCCGCAGTATATCCTGCACCAGTTACCTCTCCCGTTGTGGTGTACACGGTGGTGCCAGCGTTCATCGTAGCGGAAGCCAAATACAAAGCCGCTTTAAACGTATCCGTAGTGGGGGCAGTCAAGCTGGTGCGCGAGACAAGAGTAACCGAACCGAATTGATGCGCACCAACAAGAAGTTCCCCCATAAACGAGGTACACATTGATTGGGTATTTGCCATGATATTTCCTTAAAAAATAGCCATTTCTGCGCCCGCAAAAGTGGGCATTTTCTTGAGCGTTACATGCGCTGAACGATGTACCAACTCATCCATTAGCCAGTACTCAACCCAAGTTGTGTACTCATCTTCATTATCTATCGTACCTTCGCGCTTGTCCAGCAAGGCGTCATCCATCTCGCCTTTAGTAGTCATTACGATCAATTTGAACTCCTGATAAGTGCGGTGGTTGCTGTGTTAGCTGGCATTGTAACCAGAAATGTAGTAGTTGAAGTCTTGTCGGCACCAAAGTCAATGACCGCAATCGCTCGGTTAGCTTTGCTGGCATTGTAAATCAGTGCGCAACGTGCGGTCAAAGCCCCCGTCCAGCTTGTGTTGGCCCAGTTTACATAGGCTGTATAGCCCAAAGTGCTGATTGCTACGCCCGTAAGCGTGTTGCCGCCTGTTGTATATGCTGCAGAAGAAAGTACCTGACCAGCCAAAGAAGTAGAGTACACAGTTGTATCTGCGCCAAGACTAGCGCTTCCTGTATACAAAGCCATCTTGATCGTATCCGTAGACAAATCGTGAATGGCTTGATATAGCTCCTTTTTGAAGCTGGTGCATTGCGTTTGGACAATTGCCATGTTATGTCACCTGCTGACGATACTGCCCGCTGCGGTAGGCATCTTGGCGTTCCATTCCGTCACCCAAACGCTTGGCAAGAGTCAGCGCTTCTTTGTATTTTGTATCGTACAACGCAACAACATCTTGCTCACCCTTTAAGTAGGTGTAGGCTTCTACCAGTGAACCGTACAGCAGTACAGAATCAAAATTGTCGCCTAGCCATGTGTAAGTGGCTGTTGTTATTGACTCGGGGTAGTAGAAGTAGTGAAGCTCTGCATAGTATGTTGTGTCTGGTGTTGGGCCGAGGATGAACGATAGTTCAGTAGTAGTCACACCTGCGTTGGTTGTTGGGCCAAACAACGCATAGTATTTTGGAAGGCCCGTACTAGTCGGGTTGGGGTACGCTTCCCGAATAAAATTTACATCTTTATTTAACAGGTATACATAATCACCACCACCCACAGGGTATACGGCAATTGAATACGGAGCTAAAAAATCATTTGGGCACGAAAGGTACTTGTTGCTTGCTGTCACTGTTCCAGTCACGTTTTTACGCAATGCCGGGAACTGCACTGTGTTGTAAATGCGCTGCTCTGCCTGCGTAATGAATGTGTTC